TCATTAGGGTTAGCTAATGCTATATACTCTTCATCTCCTATAAGAGTTTCACCGCTATCACTTAATCCTACAGCTTGTTTAGCTGGGATAAAGTTATGGATTGGAGTAAAGTCAAATGAATTTACTTTAACCATATGAGATAATTGTTTAACTGTTGGATCTTGTTTTCCATCAGTATCATTTATACCTATTTCCCATGGCATTTCCGTTATCATATCGTATGATAAGTTAGTAATAAATCCTGGCTGCTCATAGAGATATCCACCAACTGTTAAAGTAATGAAACATCCTTTCATATACCCATATTCACCACTATAGTCGGGTGCTAGGTTTGATGCTAAAAAATTTAGCTTTTTATACATTGGAATAAGTTCTTCTTTGGATTGAGCTGCTGCTTTAAAACTTAAAGATATTTTTCTATCAAACCCATTATATGTATAAAATTTTTCACCTCTACCTAAATAATTGTAACCACTCCAATCGCCCGTATAGCTATCTGTGAAACTATCAATAAATGCTCTAAAGTGCATATAACTTACAACTGTAGGCTTATAATTATTAATAGCTCCTATTCTAAATGTAATTAAATCTGTATATTCAGGACCAGTTCTAGGACCATTATCACTAGAATAAACTTTTAAAGCATTAATTAGATCTTGTGCCCCAGCGGGGCCTGTAGGATTTCTATTACCATCTGTAAGTTGTACTCCCTTAGTATAAGATACATAAGATTTACCTGCTCTAGCCCCTGGACCCAAGCCATTTTTACCCCCTATATTAACTCGTTTTTCAACACTTCCATTATTAGAACCTGAATAAGGTAAAGAATTAGGAGTGGCACCTAAATTAGATGCTTGTTTTGCATTTTGCCCTAAATTAGCTCTTAATACTTTTCTAAAATCTTGTATTTTAGGAGATAAATGATTACTTGTCGGAGGGTTTACATTAGAATTTTCTAGTAAGGTTTTACTATAGGTGTAAACATTTTCATCTTTAATTTGACCCGTATTAGATTCTGCAAAAGACGAACTTTGGGGGCTGTTTAAATTAGAGGCAGGTAATTTATATTCAGAAGATTTAATCCAAAGTTTTTCAGCATCTACGTCTAAACCACCAACTTGTGTTCCTTTACTATCAACGGTTTTTTGAACTTTAGATTCTGAAGTAAATGTAGCTAACAGTTTAGGATCTAAAGATCCTGATTGTGGTTTGTTTAAATCAAACTCTGGGAGAAAATTTTTAAAATCAATAGAACCATTAGGTGTATAAATTGTAGGTCCTCCCCAAGTCCAAGATTTAAAAGGTTCTACTTGTAAACCACCTACTTGTTGATTATTTATATTAATGGTTTTTTGAATCTTTTGACTTCCGGTTACATCATTATTAGGCTTTAAAGATCCTGTATTATAAACATTATAGTAAAAACTAGGCTCAAAAGTATATCCCCCATCTCTACTTATAACTGCGGCACCATTTGACCCTGTAGGTAATAACACACCTGTAGCTGCTTCATAGGCATCTGTAGCTCCATAAGGTAATATAAATGAACCAGTAGTTCTACTATTAGGTCTTTTAAAAACACTAAAATTACCAGCTGCTGGGTTATCAGGAGTTTCTAAGATTTCAGTAAAAAAAGGTGTACCTGGGATTTGAGTTTTTTTAGGTTTACCAAAAAATCCTATATTTCTAAGTTGTACGTTATTAGCACCTGTTCTTTTATTACCGTTGTCTTCAAATCTAATATCGGTTTGACCTACACCTAATATTGAACCAGGTCCACCTCTATAAGTTAATAATGTATTTTTTAAATCAACATTAATGTTATTGGGTTTAGCATACTCACCAATAGAATTATTTAAAATTCTAGATTGATATAAGGCAAATAATCTATTAAATAATCTATCATTTAAAGCAGTGGTACCACCTGAGTTTAACCAATCTAAATTATATTGAGATATTTTATTATAGTAAAGATAATCACCTTGGGCATACGCTCCGGTTTGTTCAAACGGGTTTATACCTTGTTTATTTAAATGACCCCCAAAAGTAACAACACCAGCTTGAGCTAATGTATTCAAAGGTGTATAAATACCTTCATTTAGTACACCACTTGTTTGAGTGCGAACTGCTGAATTAGATAGTACAAGTTGTTTAGCTATAAACCCGGCTCCATTAAAGGACTTAAGGTCAAAGAACATTTTGCCTAATCTCTTAATATCTTCAGCTGTATCAAGCGGAGCTAAGTAACCATTCCTTAAAAGAAAATCAGGTGATTTAGGTGATAAACCATCTGGAATCTTAGCCTGGATATAGGGTTGTCCACTATATCCGCCTCCAGGGGTATCCTTACCGTACTTGAGGCTCTTTAAGTCGGTTACTAATTGTACTAAAGGCATTTATATTATCCTGGGGGATTGTCTAAATACTTAGCTGGTGTTTTTCCGTTGAGGTCTAACTGTGATGGCTGTGGTAAAGCATTATTATATCCGTCATTATAAGCGGTATAATCCGCAGATACAATAGAAGCTGCTGAACCATCTAAAGAATATCCTGGTTGGTTACCATTAGCGTGCAATTGAGATTGTTTAGTAGCTAAAGGATTAATCTTAGGAGTCTTACCATCATAAGGTGTTAAATTAGAACCTTGTATTGTTAATTTGTCTAATAGTCCCATGTTTGTAAATTTAGAATTTTATTATAAATATTAAAACTTATTGAGTTTTAAAATCTTTTAATCTAGATATTCTTTGAATATCAGGATAGATAGCAGTAGCTACAGTAGTACCATTGATATTAATAGTTCCTTCTTTAGTTAATACTGTGTTAAGTAGTGTTTTGATAGCTTGCAGTTCGGCAACTAAAGGAGCCATATTTACTGATCCGCCTCCTGATGGAGCAGGTGTCCCACCTCCTAAATCAGTACCTGATGGAGCAGGTGTTCCACCTCCTAAATTAGTACCAGCTATTACAGTGTCTTTATCGTTTAGTTGAATAGCACCTTCAGGGGCAAGTAATGTACGTTTACCATATCCTTGGGGTGAAACCATATCATCAGCTGTTAAAGCTTTAATTGCCGCAAATCCTGCTACGGCGGCTGCAACTGCAACTGCTACTCCTACTCCAAAAGTAAGAGCAGCGTTTGTAGCTAAAGTTGCAGATAATATTCCCATTTTTATACCTAATTCTATAGTACTTTTTCCTATATTAGTTAATATAGCGCCGGCTTGAAGTATTAGACTTCCTAAAATAGTTTCTTCAAGCCCTGCTCTTATAGCTGCCTGAGTAGTCCCCCCAGTCATTAATGTAAGTTTATACATTTCAGCGGCATTTTGAAAACCTAACATAGCTAATATTTGACCACCTAAACCTAATTGTGCTGCTTTTTGTGTACTAGTTAAAACTTGTGTTTCAAGTTCTCGTCTTGCAAAAAGTAATTTAAGCCTAGCAAAAAATATAGTGATTTTACTTATAGCATTTTCTTCACCTCTAGCAACTACTTGTCCTTGTAAAGTTGTTAATCGACCAGCTTCTATTATAGCAGCAACCCTACTAATAGCTACATTAGCACTTTGGAGGGCTAATATACCTTTATATAATCCATACACAGGTAAAAGATATTTAACCAATGTGCTAGCGAATTTTAATATTTGGCCCATTGGACCCGCTACAAGGGCTGATACTACCCCAGCTATTTCAGCAAATATATCTAATACGGGCATTAAAGGTTCTACTAAAGATACAAAAACTTCTTTAAGTTTTTCTATAGAAGCTGTAAATCTTTCTTGGACTGATTGGCCTGCTAATTGATTAGCTAATTGTTCATCACCTAAACGTTTTTTAGCTTCTTCTAAACCTACTTCTTTAACTAAATTATTAAATCTTTCTTGAGCAGTTTTACCTTCAACACCTGAAAGTTTAACTAATGCTTCTCTTTCAATTAAAGATTTAGCTAAGTCTTCACGAGTCATTCCAACAGATTTAGCTAAGGCTTCTTGTTGAATAACATTCATAGCTGTAAAATCCGCAGCAGTACCTACTTGTTTAGCAATTTCTTCAGCTACGGTTCCTAGATCATTATTAATAGCTGCTAATCTTGCTCTTTCTAAATTAAGTTGTTTACCAGTTAATAATTCTGCTTCTAATTCTGATGAGATTGATGATTCAAATTGAAGTAGAGAACTAGCTATTCCTTCTACTTGTTGTAAATTAACACCTAATAATTTAGCTTGTACTACTGCTTCAGCTATTTTAGCAGGTTGGCCTCCTAAAGAAAGTAAAGTGGCTTGAGATACATCTTTTATAGACTCAAGTATTTGTTTCTGATTTAAAGCTATACCATTAGCATTTGCTAAAGCTGTGGCTTCGCCTAAAAATTCAGTAGTTGTATCTTCTACTTCTTTACCAGTTAATACAGTAGTTCTAAACAACATACCAGCAGCTTCAGCTGATAGTCCTGCTTCTTTAGTTAGTCTGGTAACTGTGTTTAAAGCTTCTTCACTAATTTGAGCAAAAGTTCCAAATTGATTGTTTAATGTTATAAAAGCCTCAGTTAAACCCTGAGTAGTAATATTAAGCAAATAAGAATTATTAGCTGCTGAGTTTAGATCATTTGATAAACCTGAAGCTGCTCTATAAGATATTCCAAAGTTTTTAGCTAATTCTCCGGTGGATTTATCTAGGGATAAAAAAGCATCAGTTATTTGAGTAGCTAAAAATGTACCTATAGCTAGAGGGTCAGTTAAAGATTCAGCTAACTGGTCTTTTACTTCTCCAAAACCTACTTTTAATACTTTTATTTTATCAGCAAAAGAAAGAGTAGCACCACTAGCTTCTTCAATTTCTTCTGCTAGTTCACGCATTTTTTCTAGTGCACTGTCTACACCTAAAGCACTAGCTAAACCACCTAATCCTATTTTATTAAGAGATTGTTCAATTCCTTTAAGAGCAACACCTCCTAAACCCATTAATTCTTCTATTCTTTCTTCTTTCTGGATACGTTGTATAAGAAGATAATCAGTATCCTTAGCAACTTTAAATCCATCAGCAGCAGCCCTTAATATAGCTTCTTCTTGTTGATTAATTTTACCTAAAAATCTTAATCTATCAACAGTTGCTTCATTAATTTGTCCTGTAAATTTAGCACCGATTTTTTCTTTAGTTAGTCTTTCGGCTTGATCCTTTAAATCTTGTACAGCTGCTTTTTGTTTATCCTGTATGTCTAATAACTGTTTTCTATTTAATTTAGAAATTTCTTGTTGATCATACTTTAACTTTTGAGTAATATCAGTTAATTTAGACTGAGCTTTAGTTGCTAAACTAACAGCATCATAACCTTTTTTTAATTCAGCATTAATAGCAACATTAAGATCATATTGACCTTTAAATCCTTCAGATAATTCTGATGCTCTATCTTTTGCTTCTTTTAAGGCATCAGACATAGCTCCAACCGCAGCCGTAGCACTTCTAAGGTCATTAGTGTTAAATAAAGCAGCAGGTTTCTTAGTGAGTTTTTCATACTCTCTCCTAAGTCTTTCTAATTCTTCCTTTTGTTTTTGTAAATCGTCTGCGGCCATCTAAAGCATTTGTTATAAATATCAAAAAAATATGTTTTTATTTATAACTCATTTTATTAAAGGGTTTTGAAGCTTGGACAAATGCCGGTGTATTTACTTTACCTGAAGAATCGACTGCTGTAGTTTTACCTTTACCTTGTCCGGCCTGTTCAGCTGCTTTAGATTCTTCACTATAAAATTCATTTATTTTATGAAAAGTAAATTTCCTTAACCATATAGGCATTGAATAGACTGTATTCCAGTTATATCCACCCTTACCATGAAATACTATCTCATGGATTTGGGTAAATAAATTCATTCTAGCTTGTGGTGCTATCTCAGGCGTCAGGCCAAAAAAAGCTAAGATTTACTGGTATAGCGACCTCCTCACCGCTAGTTGTAGTAAATGTTAGGTCAACATCTGGTTGTACTTGACGAATATATTCTCTAAGTAATCTTGAATCACGAGCTAAAAGATGATTATCTACAAACTCACGGATGATTTTAGCTTCTCTATCACTATTAACTGATGTGATAAGATATTTTAAACGGGTAGACAGTTCAGGAGAGGAATCTTTATTAATTTTCTTTAAACCAGCTAATTCAGCGTCAATTTTTTTATCATCACCTGCTGTAAGAATCTTAAATGTTATTAAATTGCCTGAGTTAGGTAGAGTGTAAGAAAATTCATTTGTTCCTTTTTTGATTAATGACTCATCAAAAACTTTGTTTTCAATAGTAGATAAATCAACAGTATAAGATTCACCGTCATAAACAAAGTCATAATCTTTACCGTAACCTAAAACACGAGCGGCAACCATAAGTGCGTTTTTATCACCTACGATTAGATCATCGTAATTAATTTGGGTTATAATAAGAGATTGTAATAGTTTATCTAATACAATACCTTGTTTGATGTAAGCTTGATTAGTAAGAATATCTTCTTCTTTAGCAGTCATGTATTTCATTTCTACCTTTCCTTCTGCTAAAGGATTACCTTCGGGGTATAATAGACCTTTTGAAGGCAGATCAACTATTTCGGTTGGGATTTTAAATTCGCTCATAAATTATTTGTTATAACTAATATGTTTATAAATACTATAAAGGGAGGTTCTTTAACGGGTTAATTAATAAGATTTACTTTGTGTACGAGTAAGATCAAAATCTTTATACACTTTAGATTCTAGTTTATCAGCTCTACTGTCAATATGACGATAGAGATTTTCTAACTCTTTTCGAAGGTTATTATCTAATTGAGTTGAATAATCCATACAATTACGTTCTCTTATGTCAAGATCACGATTGATTGCTTCATCAATATTTTGAAGAATATTGATTTGTTTTTGGAGATTTTTAATTTCCATAAAATTCATAAACGTAACCACAACCATTAGTATAGTAATGACTGCAGCTACACCTAAAATAAATGATGTAATTTCCATAGTTTTGTTTAGTATTAGATGTCAAAGAACCTATCCCTTATAGATTGAGTTATAAGATAAAAAAAGAGCTTGGTAAAGCCAAGCTCAAATTTAATTCTATTAAAATTTCTATTAGAAATTCAATACACAGTAATCTGGTTGAACAGTCATTGTGATGTTAATAGCTGTATCAACAGTATCCCATGAGTATTCACCAAAGTTAGCATCAGTGATTAAAGCACCTTTGATTACCCATTCAGAAACGATATCACCTACTGGTCCTAATACATCGAAAGTTAAATCTTTCTTGTAGAAGTCTGAGTAACCATCTCTACCTGTTACTGATTCATGGTGTAAACGTACCCATTCCATTACTGCCTGAGCACCTGAAGGTGTGATAGGATCAAATAATGTAAACTGGATTGGGTTCCAAACTGTTTTTCCTTTCACGAAACGTTGAACGTTAATGTGGTTTAAAGGTACAGTTCCTTGAGTTAAAGTTACAGCACCGATTGCTTTAATTGTGTAAGATGGAATACCATCAATATACATGATAAAGCGATTCGCCTGTTTTGGTTCAAACGCTGTGAAAAATATTTCGTTTGGGTCTAATACTGCCATTTTGCTATATTATTTATTTTATTATAAATATTATTAATTACAATTCTTATGCTGGGAAGGTAGCTCCAGTTGGTAAGATGTTGAAGTCTAGGTAAATGAATTCAGCAGTCTTAGTTGGTTGTAGATAAATCTGACCTACTAACTGGTTTCTATCAATTACGTCTGGAGTGTTATTGGAATCATCCATAATTACTCTAAACGCGTATAAACCTTGACGTTGTTGAACTGATTCTAAGTATGGGTTAACTTGACTTAAGAATTGGTTTCTTGTAGCAATTGTGTTCTGTTCAAACACTAAGTTATTAGCTACTTGAGAAATGTAAGACTTAAGGGCGATTAACAATCTACGAACATTTACACGATCAAGTGCAGATGCTTTTTTCTGTAGAGTTTTCTGACCGTATACTACAACTCCAGTACCGGGGAATGTTGCGATTGGGTTTACATTACCTACATACAAGTCGTTACGATTTGTTTGTGAAAGCTTTCTTTCAGCTCTTACAACTGTATCTAAACCACCTCTGTTAATACCTGCAGGGGCAAACCAAGGCTCACTTACACTATCAGTAAACGCATATACAGCTGGAATCATAGTAGCGGCTGGTACCCACACTAATTGACCAGTACCTGGATCAATTGTTTGTAACCATGGCCAGTAAGTAGTAGCATATGAATTATTAATTG